TTCTGGTAACTTCCGTAGGGTCCGCCTCCATGCGGGTAACCCGGCAATTCCAAGCGGGACGCAAGTTGTGTAAGACACACCAGAACGTTCTCGTGTTCGTCAAGGGTGACCCCAAAAGGGCGGCCGACGAAATCGGGGGCGAGGTATGATCAACCGCAAGACCCGGTACGCCCGCCTGGAAGGCGCCTTCTGGAGCAACGAAAAGGTGTGCTCCGTGTCGCTGGCGGCGGTCGGTTTACACGCCAAGGCGATCGCCTACTGCGCGGACAAGATGACCGACGGACGGGTTCCTAAATGGATGGTTCCGGCCCTGGCTGTTGGCGTAGATATCGCAGAACTTGTTACGGAATTGTTACGCGTAACAACTTGTAACACGTCGAAAAAGTTACGCCCGATGTGGATAGACAAAGGCGATTATTACCAGCTCCACGACTACGAAAAGAGTAACATTACAAGCGCGGAATGGGAGATAGAAAAGGAACGCGCTCGTAAGGGTATGGCAAAAAAGCGTAATGAAAACAAAGAGATATCTGGTGATATACCAGAAGATGAAAGCGTTAATGTTACGCGTAACAACCCCGTAACGTTACAGCCATGTTACGGTGCTAAGACTCAGGACTCAGGACACATGACTCAGGAGGGAGATCCGGAGCGCGCGCGCGAGGATACCCCGGCAAGCGGACCCGGAGCAGCCCCCGGATTCTACCCGCCGGCCCAAGCCGCGGGCCCGACGCCCCGCCGCGACTGCATACCACCGGCCGCCGACCCGGCGAACCGTCAAGCAATCCTTGACACCTCGACGCTTGCCGACCTGGTGGGCGAGATCCGCAAGGCGCGCGGACTCCTACCGTACAGGTCGAAAATGAGCGACTACCAACAGCGCCAGGACGGCGTGGACGAGATTCTGGCCATCGCTGCCGAACGCAAGCGACCGCCGGCGGACGTGGCGCGCATCGCCTACCGGAATTTCCTGGACTCCGCCGACCCGTGGCTCATCGAACACGCCTACCCGATCGGCGCGTTCTGCTCGAACGTCGGCCAGTACTACGAGCCACCGCCGAAAGCCGATCGAGGCGACGGGCGTACGGCCGCCGACCAGCAAGCCGAGCGAAACCGAAAAGCCGAACGAAAGCAAATGGCCGAATATGAAGCGAAAATGAAAAAGGCCCGCGCGGACGGTGTGCCCATGCCACCAGAGCTGCGGGCGGTTGTGGGGCTAAAATGAGTAAATCACCAACCGTACCCGAGGCATACGAAGCCGCGAAGCGTGAGGCGATGGAGGCAATCGCGAAATTGAAAAGCGGGAAAAATGATCCGCATGGGGAATTGGTAAGCGAAGAGCCAGACTGGAGCAAAGGGTGACTGCTCGTCAAAAAAGATTTGTGCAGGAATATTTGCTTGATTTGAACGCGAGCCAGGCAGCGGTAAGAGCGGGTTATTCAGTAAGGACCGCCGGCGAACAAGGCTACGAAAACCTGAAGAAACCTGAAATACAGATGGCCATCAAGAAAGCCGTGGCAGCTAGAAATGAACGGACAGAATTAACCCAAGATTGGGTTATAGCGAGACTTTTAGAAGTGGTTCAGCGATCGATGCAAGCCGTACCTATTTTGAATAGGCAAGGTAAAGAAACAGGCGAATATGTTTTCCAGGGTAGCGTAGCAAATCGAGCGCTTGAACTGCTCGGTAAGCATCAAGGCATGTTTGCGGAAAAATCTAAAGATCCTAGAGATAAAGAGACAGACAAAACCGAAATGACCAGCAAAGAAATTGAAAAGCAGCTAGCCGAGCTAGGCTATGTAAAGAAAGAAAGCGATGTTAGAGATAGAAACCCGGATAGTAACTGAGCGCGACGACCCGGCGCGTGACTTTATCCTGCATAGCTGGATTACCTCGCAACTCTGGCAGCTAGGGCAGTTTGACATGCGCGTTTTACGCGAACCGCATGAGAAATGGCCGCCGACCCTAACTGAGTTCTTACGCCGGATCACGGCGCTGGTTGAGAGCTACCCGCCCGCGCTTGCATCGATCCCCGGCGAGTCGGACTGCTACATCGGCTGGCTATGTGCCGAGCCTACCCGGATTTATTATTGCTATGTAAAATATGCGTACAAGCGGCAGGGCATAGCGCGGCGGCTAATCCAAGAGCATTGCAAAAAGTCCGGCGGCGTGTATACTTACCCGACGCGCAGCGACGGCTTCAAAGCATGGCTGATTAACAACAACTGGAAAGAGGAAAAAGCAAATGAACAAAGACACGGAACGCAAGATAAAGCGAGTATGGTTTAGGATGAAGGTTGCCAAGATGGGGCAGGCCGATCAGGTCTGTGGCTATATCGATAACGGCGGCGACAACGGAAATCTCATAATCGAGCAGGTCCAGGGCGGCATCGAGCGCCGCCGCAAGGATATGGCGGGAGTAGTGAGGTTTACGCCGCTCGCCAATATTGCGGATATCGAATATACCGTGAAATGACCTCCTCTGACGCACTTCTAGCCGTGCAGTTGAAGATCAAGCAGGCCCGTCGCCTCTTGCGTTCCCCGGCTCAGCTCAAAGTTGCGGACGACCCGGCACAGTTCAAGGCTCTGCTATGCGGCCGGCGCGCGGGTAAAACCATCGAGGATATCTTCGACCTATCCGAAACTCTAGCCGAATATCCCGGCGATACCTGCGCGTTTATAGAGCTGACCCGGCCGAGCGCGCGTAACAAAGTCTGGAGGCCGTGGAAACTGCTTAGCGAGCAACACGGGTGGGGTTTAGAGTTCAGCGAATCCACGCTACAGGTTAGGCATAACAACGGGGCGGCGTGTATCATAGTCGGCGCGAATACCGACCTGGAGCTAGACAAAATCCGGGGATTACCACGGCTAAGGCGCGCGATTATCGACGAGTGCGGCCAGCAAAAGCCATCGCATTTACAGTATTTGGCCGAGGAAGTCTTGGAGCCGGGGCTGATGGATGTGGGCGGCGGCTTGCGGCTCTCGGGTACGCCCGGCCTGGTGCCCGTCGGGTATTGGTACGACGTGACCACGGCGGGCCGACCCGGCTGGTCAGTTCACCGATTTACCGCGTTCGACAATCCGTTTATCGATGCGAAGGCTTTTATCGAGGCGCTTTTACTACGCCGCGGCTGGACTGAAGATAACCCGATTTTCCAGCGGGAGTACCTCGGCCTATGGACTTTTGACGTAGAGCGCCGCGTCTATGCGTTCGATCCAGCGCGTAACGTCGTAGACGAACCGGAGCAGGGCCGCGGTTGGTCTTATGTTCTCACTCACGACTATGGGCATGTAGCGTCTACGGCATGGGCGATTCTCGGTTATCCGCAATACGGGGATATTGTCTACGTGCTCAAAAGTTTCAAGCGCGCGGGCCTGGCGCCGAGCGAAGCGGCCGACATCAGCAAAGGGCTCGTTGACGAATGGGAACCTGACATTATCGTCGGCGACCTTGGGGGGCTCGGTAAGGCATACGCCGCGGAACTGGTAAAGCGTCACGGTATCGCTATCAAGGCCGCGGATAAGAGCGTCAAGCGCGCGACAATAGAATTTCAGTCTGACGCTATGCGAATCGGAAAACTTGTAAGCGTTCATGGCAACGATAGCCTGCACGCGGAGTGGAAAACCTTGCAATGGAACGAAGAGCGCGACGATTTTGCCGAGGGTCAGGACGACCACGAATCCGAGGCTGTGCTTTACGGCTGGCGGGAATGCCCGGCTTACGCGAACATGCTCAAAGAACCGAGCCAGGAACGCGACGGGCAGCCGGCGTGGGTTGATCGCGACGATGACCCGGAGCCCAAACCGGAGCAGCGGCCGTATTGGGAAACCGATGATGAATTTTAGACACAAAAGAAAAAAACTTGACAACCCCGTATAATCGGTACAGGCTTTAAGAGATGCATAACCGACCGCCCGTAAAGCTAGTCGGCGCCACGGATCAAGCCAAACTAGATCCGGTCGATATCGTTTTGCGCCTAGCTAGCGAATTACGCGGTAAAGGCATACAAACCGTAGTCGTCGGCAGCATCCAATTGCAGTTTTTCCCACCGTCGGCAATGCCGCCGAGCGCCGGGGTAGGAGCTGTAGCCGCTCCAGAGCAAACGGTAACAGAGCAAAAAACCGATGTTGATCTGGATACCTATCACGTTGAATCCGACGAGTAGGTAACTCGGCCCCGGCATAGATCCAAAAAAGCGCTGGTATCGAGCAAGCGGCAGCGACCTTGCTTCGCAGCTCGCCGAAGAGGTGCGTCGTATCGCGGCTGACAACTCTTCACGCCGCCGCGACGATGCGCTTTTTATGCGTATGTTCGGCAGCTACGATGTGGTCGGCTATGGGGAATCACGCCCGCGAGATGACCGAGCCGCCGGAGAGGCAGCGAAAGACTCGCTACGGTTTAATCTAGTCCGGTCCGCCACACTTACGGCTCAGGCGCATATAGGCGCACTCGACCCAAAGCCCAAATTTCAAACCAACGACGCAGATTGGACGCTAACCCGTCAAGCCCGAGATTGCGAGCTAGCCGTTCAGGGCATTTTCTACCATAACGACTGGCCCGATCTCAAGGAAGCGGCGTTTCTAGATGCGGCCGTATCCAGTTTAGGCGGCGTAAAAGTCTACAACGATAACGGGATGATCAAGATTGAGCGGGTATTCCCCGGAGAGATCCTGTGCGATATCCGCGAGGGTTACTACGGCAAGCCTCGCAACCTATATCAGGTAAAGCAAATAGACCGCGACACATTACGCGAACTCTATCCGGGTAAGGATACGGTCATCGATGCCACGGGAGAGGGCGAACTAAAAACGCTTTTTCAGTGGCTAAACTGGAAATCGACCGAGAATCAGGCCCTAGTAATCGAGGCCTGGCACTTGGGGCGCAAGGATAGTAAAGGCAATTTCACGGGCGGCAAGCATGTAATCGCGACCTCCGCGGGGCTTCTTACCGACGCTAAGCCGTGGAATCGCGATACCTTTCCGTTTGCTTTCTACCGCTGGGAGAAGCGCCAATGCGGCTTTTACGGCCGCGGTATCGTAGAGCAACTGCGCACCCATCAGCGAACGCTGAACTACATCGACATACGTATTCGCGACGGTATGCATTACCTATCGCGCGGGAAGATGGTCGTCTGGGATAATCCCAATTGCAAGGTAAACGTCGAGCATATGACGACCTCGCCGCAAGATATAATTACAATCAAGGGTACGGGCCAGCCGCCGACCGTCATGGCTCAAAACGCCGTGCCCTCGGAGTGGTGGCAATGGCGGCAAGATACCATCGAGAGCGCATTCCGCGAACTAGGTATCAACGAACTATCGGCTACCGGCAGTAAGCCGCCCGGCATCGAGGCTGCGGTCGCCCTACGCGAACTTCAAGATGCAGCCGCTCGGCGATTCAGACCAAAGACGAAAGCGGACGAGCGATTTACAATAGATACCGCTAAGCTCGTAGTACGCGAGCTAAAAGATTCCAACGAAACGATCAAGATAAACGCAAAGATCCGCAAGGGTAGCACGGTAATATTCCGCGAGATCGATTGGTCGAAGGTTGCGCTTGATGACGATCAGTACCAGCTTGAGGTAATGCCGGCAAGTTCGCTGCCGGACACCACTGCCGGCCGACTTTCAACCGTGCAAGATTGGTATTCGGCCGGGGTTATTAATCAACAAGAGTTCAAACAGCTTCTAGATTTTCCCGATCTTGAGGGCTTCAAGAGCCTGGATCTAGCGAGCAAAGAACTGATCCTAGATTCGATCGAAACCATGATCGAAGACGGGGAATACGTAGTACCCGAGCCGAGCGATGACCTGGCGTTACTCGTAAAACTCGCTACTCAAAGTTACCAGAAGTTCCGGCAGCGCAAGGCGCCACAGGACCGGCTTGAACTGCTTTTACAATACAAAGACGATGCCATTGCATTGCTTGAGCGCGCTAATGCCGGGCTTGCCGCTCCAGTCCAGGCCGCGCAGATGGCGCCCGAGATGGCTGCCGTTCAGCAACAGATGCCAGGCGGGCAAAATCCCGCCGCGATGATTGCCTTGGCACAGGGCCAGGGCGCGCCGCCACCGCTTAGGGCCGTGGCTTGAGGAGATAAAGCAAATGCCAAACGAGCAGACGACAATCGAGCAACCGATAGTTCAACCGAAGACCGGAGCGGAATTGCGCGATACGGCCTTAGCAGCGATAGAAGCGGCAAAAGCGGAAACGCCGCCCGCCGTTCCGCCTAAAGCGCCGGAGCCACCGAAGCCGCCCGCGGTCCCCGACGAGCAGCAACGGCTGGCCAACGCCTATGCAAAGGCCGAGCGGGATTTGCGCGCGGCAAGGGCCGCCCTGACAGAGCATGAAAAAGTAAAGAAAGAGCATGACGCGCTAGTCGCCCGCTTGAAAGATCCACGCGAGCGCTACCGGGCGATCGAGGAGTTCGGCGGCAGTTACGCCGATTGGACCGATACGCTGGTCGGCAAGGGCGAAAAGCCAAAAGACGAAGCCGCCGTCAGAGTAGACGCGGCCGAGCGAAGGATGGCGCAGTTGGAGGAGAGAATACAGGCCAAAGAAGCCGCAGAGCAACAGCGAACGCAACAGAGTCAGCAAGAAGCCGCGAGGGCTTATGCGCGCGATCTTGTGACCAAATCCGAGGACTATGCCTTTACTCGAATTACCAGCGGCAGTGACGATATCGTTGCCGAGTTTCAACGGCGTATGTCAGAGGGCGAAGATACCGACGAGCATGTCATAGCTAAATCCGTGGAAGCACAAAGGGAGGCGATAGTAAAAAAGCAAATCGCCGATCTCTCGAAGGTTCCGCGATTCGTCGCGATCCTGGCCGAGCTAGGCTATGTACAGAGCAAAGCCAAAGCAAAAGAAAAAAACGGCGGGGCAAAACCCGCGGAAACTCTCACAAACGAAATGAGCGAGGATGCCGCCGGTGAAGTCGATTTCAAGACGATGACGCCGGATCAAATCCGTTCTCGCGCGATACGCAAGGCAAAAGCCGCTAAGGACGGCGCGGCCTTGTAGGAGATATAAAAAATGTCTTTCGATAGAACAGCAGCTCTAGCATACCTCAAGGAACGCTGGATCGAACCCGACGCGATCATGCAAGCGCTGATCGTAAATAGCCCGGTGCTGGGCATGATGGAAAAGGTAGAAGCAGCGGGAGGCCGTTATATCCACGTTCCGTTGCTCCGAACGGGTGCACAAGGCCGATCGGCTGTCCATGCCACGGCCGTAACCAATGCCGTATCGTCGAAAACCATCGGTTTTGATGTGACCTACGGCTCTAACTACCAGCTTTGCCAGATCGACGGCAATACGCTGGACGATATGGCGAATAAAGAGAACGCTCTTTTTGACGCCATCGACTGCGAGATGGAAGCCGGAATCGCGAATCTCAAAAAGGATTTACGCCTCCAGACTTTCGGAAATATCGGCGGCGCGCGTGGTCAGGTTCTAGCCACTCCGGGCGGCACAGACTACGTAATCACGCTGAAAAACATCGAGGATGCGGTCCATTTCGAAGAGAACATGGAAATTTGCGCCGCGGCGACCGATGGGACAAGCGGCTCGTTACGCGATTCGGGCGATGCGATCACTCTGACCGCGATCGATCGAAACACGGGCATTCTGACGAGCGATGAATATTGGTCAGCCATCGCGTCAATCGCGACGGATGACTATCTGTTTGCTGAAGGCGACTTCGGCGCTAAGTGGGCCGGGATTCTATCGTGGATTCCCGCAGCCACTCCCGCGGCTACCGCGTTTTTCGGCGTGGATCGAACCCTCGATGTGAACCGGCTTAGCGGGGTGCGATATACGGCGACCGGCGAGCCTATCGAATCGGCATTTCTGAACGCTGCGGCGAAACTGCAACTGCTCGATGGCCAGGCCACTGTCGGCGTGGTGAATCCGGTAAAATGGGCTCAGCTCGCGAACTCTCTAGGCGCTGACCGTCTTAACCGCGTCCAGCTCAAGGACTATACCGGGCGCGTCGGCTACGATGCTATCCAGATCGTAACCGCCAACGGCTTCATTCCGATAGTGTCCGATCCCGGCTGTCAAGTCGGCTACGGGCTCTTGCTGGATATGAAGACATGGAAATGCCAAAGCGTCGGTAAGTTGGTTCACGTGATCGACGACGACGGTTTGCTGATCCGGCGCGCCGCGAGTGGCGACATCTGGAATATCGAGCTGAAATCGCGCGGGAACTTTACCTGCAACAATCCCGGCCGCAACTGCCGCCTGATCTTCTAAGGGGTGCGCGTCCATGGCTACATATGGATTCGCACGGTCTACCCTCGAAACCACGCATAAGGCCGAGGTGCGGTATGCCGGCGGATTTGCCCCTAACGGGTCGAGTACGCCGGCTGCTGCGGGCATTCGTGGCAACTGGATAGATTCGGTAGCGCATACTGCAACAGGGGTTTGGACTATTACAATGTCTAAGCCCTACAAAAACGTGCGAGGCCTGATCTCTGCTCAGGTCTCGCTACAATTGGCGACAGCCGCGCTAAATATCGTGCAGCTAGGAACCATTGACCTATCCGCCGGAACGATAGTTGTAAGGGCGTTCTTGGAAGATATCTATGGCATACTTGCGGCAGCGGATATTGCGGCGGCTACGGGAAACCAAATTCACGTTTCGTTGACGTTCAAATACGCCAACGTGCCCGACGGGGCGGGAGTATAACATGGCTGCTCCATACGCGTTGACGCGGCAAACCGCGGAAACTACACACAAGGGCGAGATAAGGCTATCGGGTAGCTTTATCCCAAATACGGCCGGTACGCCGGCTGCTGCGGGCATTCGTGGAAATTGGATCGCGTCCGTGGCCCATACCAACACGGGTATTTGGACTATCACGATCAAGGCGGGTTATCGCGGGCTTCGCGGGCTTATCAGCGCGCATTGCTCGCTACAACTTGCATCGGCGGCGCTGAGTTTCGTTCAGCTCGGCGCCATCGACTTGGCCGCCGGAACCGTCGTCGTTTGTAATTTCACCGAAGGCGCCGGAACATTGGCTTTGGCGGATATCGCCGCGAATGCCAATAACCGGATCTGCGTTGAGCTGGTTTGCAAATGGCTTCCGGTTAAAGACGGTAGCGGAATAGCGTAACAACATGAGTAACGAGAGCAACGGATTAGGGATTCTGCTCGGTATCAAGCCTCGCCGGGCAGAGTCCCGCTCTCGTTTAGATCCGCGTCTAGCGGCGGTAAAACGCTTGCGCGCCGCTTTGAAGGGCGATGAAGATGATACGGTGGTTTTACAAGCTTTGAGTGAGTGGGACAAGGTAAAGGATCTAGGGCCGGGAGATGACTAGCCTAGGCGTAATAATGGCCTCGGTTCCGTGGCGTAAGGCAAACATGCTGCGCCTGGCCGATACGGCAGAAAGCCAGGGCTTTCCCTTATTGCTGATTCTCGATGGTTATAGTTTAACCGATGTCACCGAGGTAAAAGACCATCTGAGTGGAAAGCCGATAATCATTATCGCGACAAAAGAAAGGGGCCACGTTTTACGCTGGCGTCTCGCGGCCGATTTAGAGCGGTTTGTTATTATTGATGACGATCTTAATATCGAGCCTGGATTTTTTACTCATGGTCTCGACGAACTCGCGCGCACGGGCGCTCGCTTAATTTCTTGGGGCGGATGGCTCAGCGGGAAAAGGCATAAAAACTTTAATAAGCCTATTCCTCAAGATAAAAAACTTGAGATATTTCACGCGTGTATCGTATTTGGTTACGGCGTTGATATCGCCGAATTTTGGGCATCCGAATTTGCTACGGCCGAGATGATGGATAAATATTCGAGTCTCGATGACGAGGCCTTGGTATCGGCTTTTTACAAGTCGCGAAATAAACTCATGATTTGTCCGGCCGGACCAAGCTATGTAACCGAGGTGATAGAATTATCACACGACGAAAGGCGGCTTTATAACCAAGCCCGTGGCGAAATGCCGCGACTCAGGAAAGAACTAGGATTGCAATGCTAAACCGAACGCTTGTAAATATGACCCAAGATGTCCGCAACCGATCCGGTTTAGGTGATTCGCAATTTAGAACCAATCTTCAAATAGCGCGCTATCTGAACGAGGCGAACCGGCAACTTACATCAAGGCTTATCGCGCTTTATGGCCAAGATTGGCGGCATAAGAATGATACAATCTCGACCAAGGCGGGTGAGGCCCTTTATGATATGCCCGCTGACTGCTTTGTTGCGAAATTCTTTCGCGTAACTTTGGACGGATATCGAATAGATATACCTCGCGCCGGCAACGATGATATAGATACCGAGGTAAGCGCTGAGGGATGGAGCGCCGGCAGCACCGACTCAACGAATGTGCGGCATCGAATGCAGGGCCGCCAGGTACGATTCACGCCCACACCGATAGCGGTACATACGGTAACCGTGCATTACGTGCCTACCGCCGTAGCTTGGGAAGAGGGATACGGTTCGGCCGACGATGCGGAAATAGACGAGATGTCGGCCGATACCGATTATATCGATAGTCGGTTCGGATGGGAAGAATGGGTAGTAATCAAGGCGGCTATCAAGGTCAAAACGGATCAGGAAGAAGATATAACCGCTCTCAAAAATGAATTGGATGAACTTTGGCAGGATATTGAAAACACGGCGGGTAATCGGGTAACCGGCTCGCCTGAAAAAATACGGTCATCTTACGAAATGCCGTAAAGGAGAAAACATGATAACGGAATATTGCGCGAATTGCGGTGCTGGTTGTAAAGGCGGCGGTGGCGGTAAGGGTAAAGGCAAGGGCCGGGGCAAGGGCGGCAAGCGCGGCAAGAAGGGCAAGGGTAAATGAAAATCTTTCGCCTTCCGCGCTGGTTGCTTCCTCTGGATCGAAAACTAGAGGCGCAACTCGAAAAATTTAGCGCGGCCGTAGAAGACGGCGGCCAGCGTTTGGAGGCGATTCCTTTTCTCGATGGTGTTTACAAAGAAAATGTCGAGTTCGCCGGCGGTCACGCCGCGACCATTTATCACGGGCTTAATCGTATTCCGCGAGGCTGGTTCGTGGTCAGGGCGGGATGGCCGATTACTTACGCGTATTCGGAAATAGAACGCGATAAAGAAAAATTAATCTTACAAGCTTCTGGTGCCGGTAAAATCGATTTATGGATCTTCTGATGGCTCTACAACCACAGTATATCGATATTCCGCTCGGCTTCCACGGCCAGGAAACCCGAGTTGATCCGAAAGTGGTGGAAGCGCCGCAGCTTTTGGAGCTTATAAACGGCGAAATAGTACGGCCCGGGGCAATAAGTAAACGACATGGATATACCTTCCTTGAAGCCTCGGCAAACTTGGCTAATCCGGTGGGCAATGGTACGCGCGCAAACCAAGCCGGGGCGCTTATTGGCATAGGCCCGGCAGGGGTAGCCGAATGGAGCGCGGCGCAGAATACCTGGAAGAATAATAGCGCGGGCATGATCGCGGCTTGCGAGTCCAAGGTAGTGGATGCCTCGCCGTTTTATAATTATGACGTACTCGATATAGGATATAGTACTTATATTTATGTTCTGGTGAAATTAACGGAAGCATCGGCCGGAACGTATGATGGCGTGTGGTGCTATATTTACGACAAGGATACTTTGCAGCTCCTAAATAGCTATAAGTTGGATCATGAGACATACCCAGCCAATAGATATAATGGGCAATTAATTATTATCGGTAATACGATACTTGCAATATATACGCATGATAATGGGGAAGCATTTAATTTGGTTTCCTGTCCCCTTACTCTGTCCGGGCATGGCACGCCGGTTCTGCTTATAGAAAACTTGGTATATAAAGACCATGAAATATTCGATGTATCGCAAGAGGAATCATACGGCTGGATAGCCTGTAACGTCAATCTTGACGGTACAATAAGGGTTAGAATATTAAAGATAAACTCGGCCAGTGCAATATTGAAAAGCTATGATTATGGAAACCATAAAGCCGATCTTGCTCTAACGATAGTCAGGCACGAATCGTTGACGCAAGTTTTACTGGTAGTCGCGAATTCCGTTTCGGGCGTGCATTGGGCAATACTTGACCCGGCGTTGCCTAGTGGATCGGTAATCTTATACGCATCGGCCGGGGCCATCGCGGCGGGCGAAGCTATAGAGCAGGTTACCGCTTGCTCTTCGAAAATAAATTATACCGGGGCCATCGGTTGGGTTTTTTTCTATCGATACGAGCCCGAGACGGAACCGGATGTATTAAAATGGTATTTTCTTACCTCGGCCGGCGTGGAGGATGAAGGCAAATCACAGATTGATGCCTTTATCGCGACAAAACCCAAACGACTTCTAGACACTCGCGGGCCGACGATGATTGTGGGGCGCGTCCAGGATGTAAATAGTGTTTATTATGCGGTGCAACTGAAAGACGGCACTGACGGCGATTACTTGGAGCCGGTGGCGAAATTTCGGTATGGAATGGAAGTAGGGTACGCCAGTCTCGGGATCTCTCTTCTTCATGGAATACCTGAATTAATATTGATAGGCTCCGAATATTGGTTTGCCGCAACATGCCGAGTGCAAATTGATTCGAATAGTATTGGCGTTGATTTTGTGGAGGCGCTTTGCATTGGCCGGTTCAGTCTTGATCTTGAAAAAAGCCTATTATCCGTAAACGCGCAGGATAAGGTATATATCGCAGCGGGGATGCCGCTTGAGTTCGATGGTAAGACCTACCGCGAAATCGGCTTTACTCATCCTCCCAAAATCATTAGCATTGATCAAGGCGGCGGCGAAGTACCGACAGTACCTACCGGCACCTATATTTATATTGCGATTTATGAGATCACGGATAGGTACGGTAATATCTATAAATCGCAACTCAGCGACCCCTTTATTTTTGAGAACCCGAGTCTTTGTGAATATATATCGGTAAAATTAACGGGCGCGATAAATCGTATTTTTACCGGGTTTTTTGCCAATGCTCCGACAATCGCTCTTTATCGCACCACGGGCGAAGGCGGTACATCGGGCACAATATTTTATCGCACAAATACCCGCGCCAAGGTGCCCGATGAGTGTTGGTGGGATGAAGTTGGAGAGTTTCACGATAGTACAATAGACGCCGATCTTATAAAAAACGAATTGCTTTATACGACCGGCGGACTTTTGGAACGTTGCGCACCTCCCTCTACCGAGTGCCTTGAGATACATCAGCGGCGGCTGTGGGGCGTAGATACCGAGAATGGCAATATTTTCTACAGCGGAGAGTTTTGCGAAGGTGAGGGTCCGTGGTTCAATCCGGTACAAACCATATCTACCGACGATACCATGGATCGGCCGCTGGCGCTGGTAAGTTTGAATCAGTCACTTGCGGTATTCTGGCGCAACAAGATCGGCCTTGTCTACGGCGAGGGACCGAACGCACAAGGCCAGGGCGGCACTTATACGAGCCCTCAGATTATCGCCAATAAAATCGGACTCATCGATCAGCGATCACTGGTAAAGATTCCCGGCGGATATATGTTCAAGGGCGCCGAGGGCTTTCATCTGTTCAACGGCCAAACGCCGCAGTATATCGGCGGTGGCGTTTATGATTATAACGGGCTTACCGTGGTTAGCGCGGTAACGATACCCGATAAACATCAGGCGCGCTTTTTGGTATGTGGCACGCTAAACGATCACAGCGTGAAACTGGTTTTAGTTTATGATTGGGAATTCAATCAATGGGGAGTCTGGGGTAATTATTCCACCGATCACATTCATTCGCTAGGCGGCTCGACGGCCTACGGCGGAACCGTTATTAGTAATGTCCATTACTTGAGCGCCAATAACGGCAATACGCTTGTACAAGGCGCGCATTATTATGATGAAATATCGCCTACAACGGATACTTATTATCCAGTTGTCGTTGGTATGCCGTGGATCAAGCTCGCGGGGTTGCAGGGTTATCAGCGTATATGGTGGGCATATCTGCTAGGCGAGTACAAGAGCGAACACGCGCTTACGATATACATTGATTACAACTATAAAACGCTGGAAACGGATACTATAGTGATAAGTAAGGCGGATATCGTCGCGAAATATAGTAAACTGTATCAAATAAAGATCGGTATTCCTAAACAGCGGTGCGAATCGATACATTTTAGGTTTATAATCGATACCTCAGGCGCAACGGCTCCGGATGGCGCAGGCGCGGAAATCAATGGGCTCAGGCTTGAATACGGAATAAAGGGTACGATGCGGCTGCCGCACTTTGCCCTGGTTTAGGAGGATGTATGGGTTTAGATTTAGGTTTTCGTATACCAGTAGTTAGCGATGTCGTAGACACGGTGACCGGCGCGGTAACCGACGCTTTGGGTAGCGGCGCTAAAAAGCTTGGCCTCGGAACCGGGCAAAGTAAATACGTCGCTCATCCTTACGGCGAACCTGTCTTAGACAAAAATGGCAATCCCGTACGCGATAAATACGGTAACATTACTTATTACGGTGGTGCGGGCGCCCAGAATCGCGGGTTAGCTTTTCGTTATCCGGGTACGGATATGCGCGACTTTGTCAAAGGGCAGGCGACGGCCGCCCCGCGCGCCGTGCCCCAGGCAACGGCGGCGACCATTGACCAGACCGGCTTCAATCGCGGTATGGGACTCGCGGCCGGTTATGTACCGCAGCAAAATCAGGCCCTTGGCTTAATGCAGGGCGCGGCTATGGGTAATGCCCCGAGCGCGGCACAACTACAGTTACAACAGGGCATGGAGCAAGGCTTGGGCCAGCAAGCCTCGATGGCTGCGAGCGCGCGCGGCGGCACGGGCGCGACAATGGCGGCGCAACGCAACGCGCAGTTTGCCGGGGCCAACTTGGCGGCGCAAACGAACCAGCAGCAGGCCATTTTACGCGCGCAAGAGATGGCGGCGGCGCGCGGTGAATACGCGACCGGCGTTGGCACTGCGATGGGGCTAGGCTATCAAGGCGCGCAAATAGCCGGAGGCATGGCAACGAGTCAGGCACAATTACAACAACAAGTGGCCATATCTAATGTAGCGGCGGAGCTTAACTCGCGGCAAATAGACGACGCACAAATGACGAATATGCTATCGCAAATGTTCAACATAGATACGCGCACCATGGAAGGCCAGATGCTCCTTGAGCAGTTGAAACAGCAAGCATACCAGCAAGCGGAAGCATTAAATCAGGCGACGGCAACGGGTAATGCGGCAAATCAGATGCAATTTACCGGAGCTGTATTGGGCGGATTGAGTTCTATGGGTGGGGCGGCGATCCGTGCGTCGGGCCTTGGAGCGGCAGTATAGATAGAGGTAATATGGGCGAAGGAATATCAATAAGAGGGCCAGCGACGGGAACCGGGTTAGGTTCGATAACCGGCGAGGATATCGTAGGCGGTCTAAAACGCTTCCTTTATCCGCCGCAACCCCCTAAACCGGCCGGATATGAAGATCCTAACGCTTTGCAATCCGTTCCGGCTGCCGGACAAGCCTCAGCCGCGATCGGCGAGCCATGGTCATTACAGCCCGGCCCCGCGGTGGTTCCGCAGCCGTCGGCCGCTCCTATGGTATCCGCCCCGGTAGAACAAGCGCCGCGCGTGTTAGCTCGTATACCCGCGTCTACCATTACTATACCCGGACCGACGCAGACGGTACAAGAGGTGATGACCCCCGAGGCAATGCAGGCGGCGCGCGATGCAATAAAACAAGAAAAGGAACTTAACGAACTCCAGGCGCAACACCTCGGCGAACAGGTCAAGAACTACGACCAGCAAGTCAAGTTTGCGCGAGATGCGGCGGCGGTAGATGAAGCGGCGCAAGCCCGAGCGATGCAACTCAATGAGCAAAAGAACGCGGCGGTTGCAGCGGATATCCAGAAATATCAAGAGGCAAGCGACGCCTATTCTAAAATGAAGCCCCAGAGTTATTGGGGGCGTATGGATACCGGCAATAGAATCCTGGCCGCAATATCGCTAGGCCTTGGGGCGATGGGCGCGGGGATGGCACGGACTCCGAACTATGCGATGCAAATACTTCAAGGTAAAATCGAAGACGATTTAGCAGCGCAACGCGAGGCGCGGGATCTGGCCGGGGCGCATGTCGGAGAATTACGGGGCGCGATTGGCATCACCTCTCGACTTTACGATGATAAAATCTTGCAGAATGAAGCCGCGGCGGCAATGACCTATCGACAAGTCGAACGGCAGCTAGGAATCATGGCGCTCCAGTACCAAGGCACAGAGGTGGGTAATCGTGCCGAAGAAATGAAAGTAGGAGCGGGAGTAATCGCCGCGCAGAAAGAGGCACAGTTACAGGCGGCATCTACCGCGCGGGTTAGTCAGTCGTTCGCTACTCGGGCTATGCCGGAACGCACGATTACAACCCAGGATCTAACCGGGCAAGCGGCGAAAGAGCAGGGGCTTTTAGATTGGCGCGATGTGGCGAAAGATAAGGCGCAACTTTCACGCTACGTGAAATTCGCTGGCGCGGTGGCAAATACCCCCGAAGACTATAAACAATTAGTCGAAGATCACACAGAAACCGAATCAATTACATCTCTTTTACAGGAATTAATCAGTTATCGGCAGAAAGCCGGCGGAGTTGTGGACTTTAGACAATTACCGAGCAAAGATCGGTCGCGAATAATCACAATATCTAAGATATTGGCCACAAAAATAGCCGATAGAGCAAAATTACCGTTACGATCTGACAAAAGTTGGGAATTGTTAGAACAATTAGCGCCCAATCCCACGAAATTTATTGATTTTAGCGAGGGGGAATATCAGGCGACGATAGATAGTATAAGAAATGATGAACGAATAAACGTAGACGAACGATCGACCCCAGTGGTAAATATTCCCGGCGGCAGGCGGCCACGGAATAACGAATCTATCGCCGGCGCTTCAACCTTCCGTCCGGTAGGAGCCGAATAAATGGCACAAGTCCGCGACAAGAAGACCGGCGCAATAATCGAGATGCCGGACGAGCAGCTCGGCGCGGCGCTTTTATCCGGGCAGTATGAGACCGACCCTCAAGCGCGCGTTCCGGTAGTCTCCCCGCTGAACACGGTCGGCACGATGACCGCCGATGAGTTTTTGAAGACAGGATCGGGCAGCGGATACCGACCGGCGAGCCCGGCCGAATTCTTAGAAGCGCAAAAGCAGGCGAAATACGGCGAAGGTTTGGCCCCGGTACGAGCGGCGGCGGAAGGCGTAGCGCGCGGCGCGTTGACCGAATTCGTGGCCGATCCGGTTATGCGAGCGCTCGGGGCCGATCCGCAAGGCCTGGCCGAGCGCAAGGCGCGTAACCCGTTGGCTGAAATGGGCGGTCAGTTCGTCGGCTTTGGCCTCCCGGCATTGATCGGCGGCGGCGTGGCTCGGGGTGCGGCGGGTGCTGCCCAAATAGGCGGCAAGGCGGCGATACAAGAGGCGGCACGAGCCGGAGCCGAGGGTGGTTTACGCCAGATCCTAACGGCTGGCATTAAGGCGACACCGGCGGCGCTTATCTCACGGGCTGCGCGGGCTATGGAATCCGGAGCGGCAGCGGCTATAGGCAAAAGCGCGGCGGCGCGCACGGCGACATCGATGGCCGTTACCGGATTAGAGGGCGCGATCTATGGTGCGGGCATGGGTGCCGGCGAACTGGCGCGCGCGGGAGTGACAATCCAGCAAGTTCTCGACGATCCCGATATGCTGGCCGAGGCGATGCTGGCCGGCGCAAAAACCGGGGCGCTTTGGGGTGCTGGCGGTGCATTGGCATTGGGCGGGCTGGCCGGGGCACTCGGGGCCGCGCGACGACTTGGCGGAGAGGCCGTTAGCGGTCTGCGCGGGGGAGCAACGGTAGCCGAAAAGGATCTATCCAGACTTACCGCGGCTGAACAGATAGCGGTCAAGGCCGAAAAGGAAGCGCAACCAATGATGGCCGAACGCGCGGTTAATGAACGCGCAGCGTTTCGTAAACTGGAAGGTACACAAACCGATATAGCGCATGAAATCGGGGCCGATGCCTCACAATTGGAGGTTTATTACGATAAGGCGCGTAATGAACTGACTATTGCGCGCAAGATAAAGACGATAAAAAAAGCTATGGCGCAAGATCCTCCTACTTTGGATGCAACGTATATTGTCGCCAAGACGGACGAAATTGTAACCGGCCTAAAAAATACCGTAGATGATATTGTAAATAACCCCGGAATGCAACTAAATATTGACGATGTACGAAGAGTAAAAAACACTTTGCGGCCATATCTTGATCCGGCGGTAGAACGTATCAGAAAAATGGCGATGAGTGGGCCGACCGCGGAAAATTTGCCTGATCTATATGCCGAACTTGATCAATTAAAGCGGCGTACTCAGCATACTCTATCCAATCTCAATAACGATTATGTTATAGCGCCGATCGATGCACATGCGGAAGCTCTACGAACACATCTATTAGACCCTGAAGCATGGGGGCAGAGCACGGTTGATATTCAAAGCCCTGCCAACATTGCGTGGGAACGATTTATATACAGCCGTCGGAAATATGCGGAGCAAATATTGAAAAGGGATTACGGGCCGAAATCGGTGGCGCGGTATAGAGAGGATCTTTCGATAGCTGATCCCGGTAAAATCGAATCGGCAGTAAAATCAGCGGGTGAAAAATATCAGGGCGAACATGTCCAACTTGGTCCCAAATGGCTAACTAAACATGTGCCAGCTCAGGCCGATTTAATTCAGGATCTAGTTACTCTTTATGAAGGCGGGCCGGAGATGCGGGCGATGGCGGCGGAAGCTCAGCGGCTAAAAGCGCGTATCATCGAAAATATGGATAAAGCGTCCACTATATCGACGATGGCGCAAGCTGCTCGCGAACGCGCCGAATTTCTGGGCCAGACTTTACCGGGTAGGATGATACAAAAGGCGATCAACGCTGCCGATGCCGCGCGCCAGGTCGCGGATTGGGCCGCGATTAGAACGCGGACGACAAACGCGATAAACAAAAACGTAGGCGCTTTTATAAAGCGGGCAAAGGTCATAGAAGAAGAAGGCCTACGGCGGGGCAAACGATTGATCAGGCCGGCTGGCGCAAGATCGGAAGAGCACACGTCTGAACTCCAGTCACACGACTTGATCTCGTAT